AGGGGAATGGGCCAAAATCTATGGGTTTGGGAATACCCCGACTATTCAAGGCAATATATGGTTGTAGCAGACGTAGCAAGGGGCGACTCAAAAGACTACTCAGCATTTCATATTATAGATGTTAAAACCTGCACTCAAGTAGCAGAGTTTAAAGATCAAGTTCCAACTAAAGACTTTGGAAGAATTCTATTTAATATAGCAACAGAATACAATAAAGCTCTATTAGTAATAGAAAATGCAAATATAGGATGGGCAACTATTCAAGAAGTAATAGATATGGGTTATGAAAACCTATATTACAGCCCAAAAGACGACAAATTTGCCAGAGACGCTGAATCATACATTGCTAAAGGATACGATGTAATTGATAAATCAAAAATGGTAGCTGGATTTACTATGTCTATGAGAACTCGACCTCTAACTATAGCTAAGTTAGACGCATATGTTAAAGAAAAAGGCATACTTATTCAATCAAAACGCACATTAGATGAGCTGCGCACTTTCGTGTGGAAAAACGGCAGACCAGAAGCCCAAACGGGGTATAATGATGATTTAATAATGTCGCTAGCAACTGCATGTTATGTGCGGGATACAGCACTTAAATTTGCCCAACATGGAGTAGACTTAACAAGAGCTATGTTAAGTAACACAACAAAATCAACATATAACCCAGTTTTTTCACCACAAATGGGAAATGACCCAAACAAATCATATAAAATGAATGTAGGTGGAAAAGATGAAGATATTTCTTGGCTTCTAGGTTAGATATTTATACGTAACACAAAACTAATAATATGGCAGACACAAGCTTATTTACACGATTAAGGAGATTATTTTCAACAGATGTTATTATACGAAACGTTGGAGGCAGTCAACTTAAAATTATGGATGCTGATCGCATTCAAAAATATGGTAATTTAGAATCAAATTCTTTATACGACAGATTTACTAGATTACATAGACCCGTAGGATCATCACTCCAATATAATCCTACTCTTAATTACTCTTCTATGCGACTTCAGTTGTATAGTGATTATGAGGCTATGGATTATGATTCATTAATTGCACCTGCACTTGATATTATATCTGAAGAATCAACTCTTAAAAACGAATATGGAGATGTTTTAACAATTAAATCTTCTAATGAAAACGTTAAAAGAGTACTTCATAATTTATTTTATGATGTTCTAAATATTGAATTTAATTTACCATCTTGGGTTCGCCAAATGTGTAAGTATGGTGATTTTTATTTACATTTACAAATCTCAGAAAAGTTTGGTGTTTATAATGTTTTACCTCTATCTGTTTATCAAGTAGTACGAGAGGAAGGAACAGATCCAGAAAACCCAAGTTATGTTCAATTTATATTAGACCCTAATGGTCTATCACAAAGTAACACTTATAGTGCTCGCCGAAGTGATCAAATGAAACTTGAAAATTATGAGGTAGCCCACTTTAGACTCCTATCAGATGCTTCTTATCTCCCTTATGGTAGATCATATCTTGAACCTGCTCGTAAAGTATTTAAACAACTTATCTTAATGGAGGATGCAATGCTTATCCATAGAATTATGCGTGCACCTGAAAAAAGAGTTTTCTATATGAATGTAGGTGGAATCCCACCTAATGAAATTGATTCATATATGGAGAAAACAGTGGCTAAAATGAAAAAAACCCCATACATTGACCAAGCCACTGGGGATTATAACTTAAAATTCAATATTCAAAATATGACTGAGGATTTTTATATCCCCGTTAGAGGTAATGATACATCAACTAAAATTGACACTACAAAAGGACTCGATTATGATGGTATTCAAGATATTGAATATTTAAGAAATCGAATGCTAGCTGCTCTTAAAATACCTAAAGCATTTTTAGGATATGATGAAAACCTAGAAGGTAAATCAACAATAGCTGCCTTGGACATCCGATTTGCTCGCACAGTTGAACGCCTTCAAAGAACAATAGTATCAGAATTGCAAAAAATAGCTTTAGTACACTTGTATACCCAAGGATTTACCGATGCCGATTTAGTAGATTTTGAATTATCATTAACTGGTCCTTCAATTATATTTGAGCAAGAAAAAGTTGCATTATATGCATCAAAAGTAGAATTAGCTAATAATATTACAGATAAAAAAATTCTATCATCTGATTTTATTTATAAAAATATATTTAATCTATCTCAAGCCGAAATGGATCATGAAAGAAATAGAGCACTTGATGATGCTGCTCATATCTTCCGTACTAACCAAATAGAAGCTGAAGGTAATGATCCAATTGAATCTGGTGAATCATACGGAACCCCCCATGACTTAGCAGGTATGTATGCTACTAAAAGAGACAAATCTATTAAAGATGTTCCGGATGGTTATGATGAAAAAGGACCTGGTAGACCCGCTATTAAATTAAGTAGATATGGAACTGATCAAGCTAACATGGGTAGGGATCCTTTAGGCAAAGCCGGCTTAAAGGCTGATGATAGTCCAAAAGATAGCTATGATGTTTCTACATTTTCTGTAAATGAAAACTCTAGATTATTAAAAAAACTATCATTATCTCGTTTAAAAGGTAAACATCTTATAAATGAAGACGATAAACCTTCTATATTAGATGAGAAAAATATAATAGATGAGTGATCCTCAAAAATCTTCATATATTTATATAGGAATAAAATTATTCATTCATGAAACCTAAGCACTCCAAGTACAAAAATACGGGAATATTATTTGAATTATTAGCTAGACAAATTACGTCTGAGACTATTTCAAATTTACTACCAAAGTCTGTAGGTATTTTAAAAAAGTTCTTTAGCCAAAAATCTACTCTTTTAAAAGAATATCAAATATATAACGCCTTATTAAATAAAAAGTTTAATAAAGATACTAGTGCAAATGTACTTATTGAAACCCTAATTAATGCTCATTCAAAATTAAATAAATCTAATCTTAGAAGAGAAAGATATAATTTAGTTCGCGAAATAAAAGAAAATTATAATTTAGAAGAATTCTTTAATGCAAAAATTCCTAATTATAAAATATATGCTAGTGTATTTCATTTACTTGAAAGTCAAAATGCTAACCCTCTGTCAATTGTAAATTCTAAAGTATCTATTTTAGAACACATTACAAATAAATCTCTTCCAAATAAACCTAAAAAAGAAATGGTTATGGAAGAGTATGAAAAATTTGATAAAGAAACTAGAGCATTAACCTATAAAATGTTAATGGAAAAATTTAATGATAAGTATTTGGGCTTAGCGGATAACCAAAAAGTCTTACTTAAGGAATATGTTTATAATGTTTCTAACAACCCTAAATTAAAATCTTTTATTAATAAAGAAATTAAAACGGTAAAAAGTCAAATAGTTGATTTATCCCAAAATGTTGATCAAATTACTAAAATTAAATTAAATGAGATTGTTAGTTTAATTAAACCACTTTGTAAAAAATCTTCGGTTCATGATGATAATGTAATTAATCTTTTAAATTATTATGAATTAGTTAATGAATTAAATTCCACACCAGCATGGAAGTAGATGAACTCAGATCTCTTATCAGAGAACTTATTAAAACCGAACTTGATGAAACTTCAACAATGGGGGTAGGTGCATCTATATCTACAGGTAATTCTGAAGCTTATGCTACTCCATTCGCTTTTAAAAAGAAAAAGAAAAAGTAAGTTATGGCAAAAAAAATGAATATAAGCCAATATAGGAAGGGTGATGAAGTATCACGTCCTGGAATACATGCTAAAACAAAATATAGCAGCCACAAAAGCTCTAAAAACTACCAAAAACTAAATAGAGGCCAAGGACGATGAAACAACTACTTACAGAACACATCCCATTTCAAGTTGACAAATTATTAGTTGAGCAATCAATTAAAGAAAATAAACCACTAAGAGTTAGTGGTATTATTCAACGAGCAGGTGTTAAAAACCACAATGGTAGGATATATGAGCAAGAGATTCTTGAAAGAGAAATCAAAAAATATATTGATGGTCCTGTAAAAGAAAAAAGAGCTTTAGGTGAATTAGATCACCCTGATTCCCCTGTAATCAATCTCAATAATGTATCACATAATATAGTAGAAGTTACTATGAATGGCAATGATGTACATGGTGTTGTTGAAATACTAACTACACCTGCTGGTAATATTCTTAAAGAATTATTCCGTTGTGGAGTAACAGTAGGTATATCCTCAAGAGGAATGGGTTCTGTAGAAGAAGACTCTGATGGGGTTTTAATGGTACAAGAAGATTTTGATCTCCTTTGTTTTGATATGGTTTCAACACCATCAACACCCGGAGCCTATCTATCTCCTATGCATGAAGGAGTATCTACTCCTACAACTAATTATACTAAGGTTCATAATATTATTAGAGATATTATTTGTGATAACACGGGAGTGTGTAAGTGTTAATTTTTCCCATTCATCCCATTTATAAAATTATAAATAAAGATTAGTGCCATAATAGGCCACGCTATAATTAAAAAAAACCTTTCTAAAGGTTTAATTTTAACTTCTGTATATTTAAGTATTGCTAATTCAAGTAACAAACCAATTACTACTCCAATTAAAAGGTATTTTAAGAATAAAATCATAATATATGTATTTTTAAATTAATCATTATTAATAATACTAATAATAAAAATTATGAGGAAATAAGGCCACCATGCTAACATCCCAATGCGCTCCCAAAATGATATATCATTTCCTGTAAATCTTACGGAGTGCTCAAGAAGAAATGATATTATTAATCC